AAATGTCAAAGACAAATTTCAACAAATGTCGCATTTGAGACCCCTATGGATGTAGAATTTACACAAGACCCTTCAACATTAAGTGAAAAAAGTTTTGCTCAGGTTGAAAAGGCAAAAAAGACAAAATACAGATGGTAGGAGAGTATGGATTACGAACACATTTCAGAAGAAGATAAAATTACAATTATCACAAATCAATTAAAACAAATGGAAGGACAACACTTTAGCTTGTCTTTAGTAGAACCTTCTAGACTTCAAGATGAACAACAGCATATGGTTTGGAGACAGCAAATTATGCAATTAGAAAAAAGTATTGAACTTCTTCGTAAGAATAAGTCAAAGTTAGAGAATGGCTAAATATGCGCCGAAACTTCCTGGATTACATGATGCGCAGAGAGCTGTTGCAGAGAGTGAAGCAAGGTGGAAAATTCTTTGTGCTGGTCGCAGGTTTGGTAAAACTAGACTCGGTGTTCAGTTATGCATCGAAACTGCCTTGGCCGGTGGTAGAGCTTGGTGGGTTGCTCCTACTTTTGCTATTGCTCGTGTTGGCTGGAGGGCATTAGAAGCTGCAGCACTTTCCTTTCCTAAAGAAATTGAACCAAAAATTTCAATCGCCAATATGGAAGTACAGTTTCCTAATGGTGGTTTTATTGCTTGTAAGTCTGCTGATAATCCGCAAAGATTAAGAGGTGAAGGTTTAGACTTTATCGTTATTGATGAGGCAGCTTTCGTAAAACCTGAAGTTTGGCAAGAAGTACTACGTCCTACATTAACTGAAAGAAAAGGTTCTGCTTTATTTATTTCAACTCCTCTTGGTATTGGTAATTGGTTTTATGATTTATGGCAAAATGCAGAAGAAAGAGAAGATTGGGAAAGATTTCATTATTCAACTGTAGATAATCCTAATATTGACCCTGAAGAAGTTGAAGCAGCTAAAGAAGAAGTTGGTTCTATTGTTTTTGCACAAGAGTACATGGCAGAGTTTATTGAAGCAGGTCAAGGTTTATTCAAGCAGGAATGGTTTTCTTATTACGATGTTATGCCTAACGGCAACTATGTAGGTGGTGGTAATAACTATGCACCAAGAGATATGCAACACTTTGGAACATTAGACGTTGCTGTAACTACTGAAGATAGGAGTGACTACACAGTAATAATAAGTTTTGCTCAAGCAAATGGAAAACTTTATGTAGAAGATGTAATTAGAAGAAAAATGGAATCTCCTGATATTATTCCTGAAGCTAAAAGATTAGCAAGCCAAAATAACTGGTCTCATATTTGTATTGAAAATCAAGGTCTATCAAAACCATTCATTCAAGAAGCTGGAAGGTCTGGTTTAAGAGTTAGAGAAATTAGAGCTGAAAAAGATAAAATAACCAAAAGTTTACCCCTATCGGCTAGGATGGAGGCAGGTGATATCTTGTTTAGAAAAGATGCACCTTGGTTAGCAGACTTGGAAAGAGAGCTGTTAACGTTCCCTGTCGGTAAAAATGACGACATGGTGGACGCACTGGGACTAGCTGCCTCAACTTTGCAGCAAAGAAGAAGTTGGGAAGCTTTTTAATACTGGGAATATATTTTGGAAGAAAAGAGCAGATTACAGAAAGCTTTAGATTTTATTACGCCTTCAAGACGTAACGAAAGTAAAGTACAATCAAATTACAATCAGTTATTTGGCAATGATGCCTCAATTTACGGTTACAATACTACATCAGGTTTTTGGGAAGCAGACAAACTAAAAGAAATAGGAGATGGTTCTGGCAACTCAGCTGTAACCGCATGTCTTAACGTTTTAGCTACATCATTCGCTGAACCTCAACTTCAAGTAGTAAAAAGAGACCAAACATTTGGTGATAGAGAAGTAGATTATAAACACCCATTAGCAGAACTTCTTAGAAGACCTAATCCATTTATGTCACATAACTTACTATCTCACTATATTGTTTTAGCTTTAAATACAAATGGAGACTCATTTCTTTATAAAAACAGAAATAAACAGGGTAAAGTTGTAGAACTTATTCCTTTAATGCCCCATCTTGTAGAAGTAAGAGGAAATGAACAACAATTAATTACTCATTACGAATACTACACATATGGAAAAGGTGAATTTGTAAAAATAGATGTTAAAGATATGGTACATATCCGACAAGGAATCGACCCTAATGACCACAGAAGAGGACACGCACCACTTAAATCAGTATTAAGAGAAATTTTAGGTGATGAATCAGCTGGACAGTTCACAACTGCTCTATTGAACAATATGGCTGTACCTGGTGTTGTTTTAACTCCTAGAAGTGATGGTTATGGTGGTCCTACTAAAGAAGAAGCTGAAGCTATTTCTGCAATGTACAAAGAAAAGTTTGGTGGAGCTAATAGAGGTGCTCCTATGGTTTTATCTGGTGCAATGAATGTTGAAGTAGTTTCTTTCACACCAGACCAAATGAAATTAGCAGAACTAAGAAGAATACCAGAAGAAAGAGTATCTGCAGTTTTAGGTGTCCCCGCAATACTCGCCGGCCTCGGGGCTGGATTGAATTCGGCGACCTACAACAATACAAAAGAACTTAAAGAATTTTTTACAGAGCAAAAACTAGTACCAATGTGGAGAACAGTTGCTAACGAATTAACTCATCAATTACTTATACCTGATTTTGGTGATAACGGAAAAATGTGTGATTATGATATACAGTCTGTTAGGGCTTTACAAACTGATGTAGACAATCTTTACAAGAGAGTAAACATGGGTGTATCTGGTGGTTGGATAACAATCGGAGAAGCTAGACAAGTTGTAGGTTTGGATGTTGACGAAAGACATGCTGTATATCTAAGACCATTAAACATGATTCAAGTAGATGCTGATGGTAATGCAATATTAAATGATATGCCTGAAGCAAATAGACAACAAGCACAAGCTGAACAAGAAGGTCAACCTTTACAAGCAGCTGGCTTATCTGAATTACCTGAAGTAAAAGATATTTTAAATTTAACAGCAGTTCCAGCTGAATCTCCAAGAGCAGACAGAATACAACAAACTGAAGAACCTCGTAATGAAGAAAAGTATATTGCTAAGATGCCTAATGGTGCATACTGTGTAATAAGTCATGACACAGGAAAAGTTATTAAATGTTTTGATACAGAAAAAGAAGCAGAAGCTTACTTAGGTAAAAAAGCTGCAGCACCAGTAATGGCTGATACTTATACTACTCCTGAAGAAGCTACAGCAAGAGCAAAAGAATTAGGTTGTGATGGATATCATATTGTTGACAGAGGACCAGCAGGTAAGTTTTATATGCCTTGCAAAAATGAAGAAGACTACGATAAGTTAATAAAATCTGCACACCCAGATAGAAATACTTCTAGCAATATGTTTATGTATGACACAATTGAAGCTGCTGAAAGAAGAGCAGAAGAAATGGGATGTTCTGGATATCATGAGCATGATGTAAGAGGAACAACTTACTATATGCCTTGTGCTACACATGAGCAATTAGAAAGGTCAAAAAAATCTTATCTAGTTGATATAATGGAAGAACTTAAAGTTAGCTTAGAAGAAGCAGAAGTTATAATGGAATCACAATTTAGTATAGAGCCAGAAAATATCAAGAAAGAAAAACCTAAAAAAGATAGGACAAATTTTCCTAGTCCCGGAGATGACAAACAAGTTTCTATATCCAATTCTAAATACAAACAATTTCCATATGGTTATGCAAGAGACTTAAAAGAAAATTGGCCTGAGATTTGGAGAAGAGCTGGTAACGGTGGTAATCCACCTACATCATTTACGGGTAATGATGCTTTTAGAAACTGGACTAAATATAAATCTGGTGATAGAAGTGAATCAGTTCTTAATTGGGTAAGAAGAAGAGAACGTTACATGGGAAGACATCAAGGTAACAACAGACTTAATGGAACTATTGCAAATATTAAATGGGGCGGTGTGTCCAATATTGGTGTTTCTGCAATGAAGAAAATAGTTAATGACCAAAAGAAAGTTGTTAGAGCTAGAAGAAAAGCTGCTGAAAATATGGCTGATGAAATTTATGAAGAAAAATTAGCTGAGACAAAAGCAGTTTCATCTAGAGTAAGAAAAGCTTTAGTTCAAAAAGTAAAAGACCACAATGCTAAGAATCCAAAGTATAGAACAAACCTTAGAACATTAACATCTGTATTTAACAGAGGTGTTGGTGCTTATCGTACTAACCCTGGTTCAGTTAGAGGAAATGTAACAGGAGCTGACCAGTGGGGATTAGCAAGAGTTAATGGTTTCTTACACGCATTAAGAACTGATAGATTTAAAAGAAAACCATATGACCAAGACTTATTACCTAGCAATCATCCATTAAGTTCTAAAAAGTCTGGAGAGATTGAAGAAAAGGCAAGTTTTGTTAGAGTAGGTCAATCAGTAAGTTGGTCTATTAATAAAGACCCAGACCCACCATCAACAGTACATGGAATAGTAGTTTCTGTTAATGGAGAAAAGAAAGAAGCTACAATGCAGGTTTATGCAATAATGGAAGACGGAAGTCACAAAAAAACAGATAGAAAAGTGACTATGCCTATATCAAAACTAAAAGTTATAAAACCTATTAAATAACACACATTTAAAAATAATCTGTAATAATTTCTATATAGCGTACCTTACAACTGTTAACAGGAGAATAGGTAATGTCTGAAAAAGAAGTTAAGAATATTGACCTCGAGTTCAAAACGGACTCAGAAGGTAAAGTCTCAGCTGTATTTTCAGTGTTCAACAATTTAGATTCCGATGGAGATGTGGTAGTACCTGGTGCTATCAAATCAGGCTTCAAATCAGGTGACGTTCCAATGGTATGGGCTCACAAATGGGATATGCCAATAGGCAAAGGACAAATCACTTCAGATGGCGATAAAGCTACATTTAATGGTGAGTTCTTTTTGGATACTGAATCTGGCAAAGAGGCTTATAAAATTGTTAAAAACATGGGTGACATGCAACAATGGTCATTCGGTTATAGAGTCAATGACTCAGAGAGAGGTAAGTTTGGCGACGATGAAAAAGACGCTAGATATCTTAAAGACCTCACAGTTTATGAAGTTTCACCAGTTCTTGTTGGAGCTAATCAAGATACATACACAATGGCGATTAAATCAAACACAGAACTATTAGAAGAATTAACAGGAGTTGGAGAAGACCAAAAAGGTGTTCTTGGTAACTCTACATTCTTTGAAAATGAACCAGAAGATGAAGCTGGTAATGACACAGATGATGTCAAATGCTCTAACTGTCAAGATATGATTGATAATCCAGAAAAATACTTGAAGGAATTATCAGAATCTGTCGAAGAAGTTAAAGAAGAGATTTCAGAGGAAGGTTCTAAATCTTTCTCGGAACAAGTCAAAGATGTGCTTGCTGCATTAAACGACTTGATGGTACGAGCTACCGCCATAGCGATGTTGCGTGCCAAAGATGGAAGGAAATTAGGCGAAAAAGCCACTGAAGCACTACGTGCAGTTCAAGATGACCTACAAGATGCTTGGGTTGAAATAGACCAATTTATCGATAATGTAGGTGACACTGAAGAAGTAGTTGTTGAGGATAGCGTTGACGTAGAAGAAGAACAATCAGTCGAGGAAGTTGAAGACGTCGACACAGAGGAACCTGTAGTCGAAGAAGTCGAGGTTGAATCCAACCCAGAGGTTGAACCAGTCCAAGCTGAAGATAACACTGATTCCGTTGATGAAGAGGCTGAAGCTTTATGGTTAGAGGCACAGCAAAATATTGCTGAGTCTTTGGATGCTGAATTAGAAGTAGAAGATAATATATAGGAGATATATACAGTGAGTAATGTTAATGAGCTCAAAGAGCAAATTGCAAAATCTCGTGAAGAGCTAAAAGCTGCTTTTGATTCACAAGAAGACGGCAAGTACACTCCTGAGGCCAAAGAGAAAATCAAAGGTCTCAACGATGAACTAGCTGGACTTGTTGATGATTTAAAAATCGAAGAAGCAAAAGCTAAAAACGAGAAAGCTCTCGAAGTAGAAGATAACACACCAGTTAACTCTATTCCTAATGCTATGCCAGAGCAAAAAGGTCCACAAACAATTGGGGAACAATTTGCTAACACTGATGCATACAAAGCATATGTGGAAAAAGGAGTTAAAGGTGTTGATTCTCAAGCAGAGTTTAAAACAACTTTAAATACCACTGGTTATCCACCAGAGAGCCTAAGAGCTCCTGGAATCCTAGAGACCGCTCTTCGTAATCCAGATAGCGTTATTGGATTGTTTGACCAAATTCAAACATCACAAAATGCTTATGTTTACTTAGAAGAGACAACATTCGACAACCAAGCAGGTTCTATTGCAGAATCAGGAGACATCTCCGCTACACTAGAATCAGCACTTGCATTTACAGAAAGGACAGAATCCATCAGAAAGATGGCTACTTTCTTGCCTGTAACTGACGAGTTGTTAGCTGATGTTGCTGGTATCCAAGGATATGTCAACTCACGTTTATCAACAATGATGAAGTTGAACATGGACAACCAATTAATTAATGGTGACGGTAACGCTCCTAATTTAACTGGTGTATTAAACAAAGGTGGAATCAATACATTTGATTACGCTTTACCATACGCTGGAGAATTAGGAAAGCTTGGACAAATCTATCAAGCAATTACAGAAATCAGAAAAGACGCTTTCGTTGAACCTGATGCAATTGTAATGCACCCATCAGACTGGTATCAAATCGTTACATCAGTAACTGACGTTGACACAAGTGGTTCTAAGAACCCATTGTTCGTCGTTGCTGGCGGATTCGGTGCTGATGCTGCTCCAAGAATTTGGGGTCTAAGGGTAGTTCCTTCAACAGTTATTGCTGAAGGCACAATGCTTGTAGGTAAGTTCGGCGGTGGCGACGCAGCTCAAGTAATTATGAGAGAAGGCGTTGACCTAGCTGTTTCCGACAGCCACAGCGATTTCTTCGCAAAGAACCAATTGGCAATTAGATTAACTATGCGTCTTGGTTTTGCGATTTATCGCCCAACAGCATTCTGTACTATTACTAACGTATAGTACTGACGGTTTATAAGGGCGGATTTGTATTCGCCCTTTTAACCATAAGAGGAGAAATAAAATGAATTCCAATTTAACACCATTTGGATATATAGAAAGAAGTAAAGAATTTTTTGAAAAATCTGAAAAAATTATACAAAGTTTTAAAACCAGAGCAAATATTGAAATTGCTATGGAAGAAGAGGAGTAATGCCTAGAGGCAGACCAAAATCATACAGGATGGGTGGACGAGTTCGTCCTAAAAAGATGAAGCGTGGTGGCCGAGTACGTAGACCTAGGAGAAGAAGATAATGGGTTATAACAAACCAAAAAAACGCAGTACAAGTAAAAAACCAAAAAAACCTAGAAAGTAGGTTAGGATAGCATTATGTATACAATATTAGATACCAACGTTTATAAATTACCTGACGGAAAAATTTGGAAAGGTGTTCCAGCAGATTTACCATCATCTCAAGCTGATTTGATTGCTAAAGCTGGTAAAGAGTATCCAACTGAATGGCTTAAAGAGCAAGGTGCTCTTGATAAACCTAAAAAAGCAGCTCCAGCTAAAAAAGTAGAAGCTGAAAAGGTTGAAGAAGAAGCTGAAGTTAAAGCTCAAAAACCTGCTGAAAATAAAGCCGTCAAAGCTAAAGTAGAAGATAAGTAAAACAGGAGGTCTAACTTATGGCTTTCTGTACAGCTGCAGATGTAGAAGCATTTGCTCTTATAGACTTTTCATCAGATTTAGAAAATCATCTAACTAATGAATTAATTCCTTTAGTTGAAGATGCTATTAGAGAATATGTAGGTTATACAGTAGATTATGGAACTTACACTGATACATTTTCAGGTAATCAAACTAGAGAATATTTCTTAGACGAAAGACCTGTAAACTCTGTTACTTCAGTAGTAGAAGACGGAACAACACTTACTTACGGTAATCAAGAAGATTTCTTATGGTATTCAAACGGAAGAATAAGAAGAATAGGTTCTCGTTGGTCTTTTGCTTATCCTGATAATGTCAGTGTTACATACACAGCTGGATATGACACAGGAGGTGGCGTAGGTCCTGCTCTACCTAATAACTTTAGAGTAGTAACTGCTAGAGCTTCAGCTAGATTATTAGAATCTGCATTAGTTTTATCTGCTCAACAAGAACCTGATGAAATTGTTGCACAAAAACCATCAGCAAGCCAAGTATCAAACTTTATTGCTACAGACTCTGAATCTGTAGGAGATTATCAAATAAACTATGTAGGTAACTTAGCTATGAACTCTGTATCTATTTTATCTGGTGCAGATTTAGCAATGTTAGGTAAATATAAGAAAACATTTTTCATTTAATACTATAATGTAGGTATTATGCCTGCAAGAAAAGCACCATCACCAGAAGAAGCTAAAAAATTATTTTTATCTTATCCTAATAAAAAACTATCTTATTGGGCTGATGAATGGGGAATAACAATAGAAAGAGTACGTCAAATTAAACTTGAATCAGGTGTTGGTTCGAAGTTTGATATAAATTATGATGTCGCTAAACAAATAGCTAATAAGATAGCTAGTGGTGAATACACATTAACTCAAATGGAACTTTATGATGATTTTCCTATAGGAAGAGAAGCTTTTATGACTTGGATTAGAAAGTCAGAAGATATAGAAAGTTTAGTTTTAAACGCACAAAAAATTGCTAAAAAAAATAAATTAAATCCTAATGATAAAGAGTGCAAGAAATGTAACTCTGTAAAAAGTGTTGATAACTTTACAAAAAGTCAAAGATACATAGACGGTAGATTACCTTGGTGTCAAAGTTGTGTAAGTGAACGTCTTGATGAGGAACGTGCTGAGGGAAAAGAAAAATCTACAAAAAAAATATGTTTACTTTGTAAAAAGCAAAAATCACTTAAATCATTTACTGCAAATAAAAACTATAGAGATGGGTTAGTTCCTTTTTGTAAAACATGTAAATCTAAATCTAGAAGAGCCAAGAGAGCAATATCTACCAAAATTACTGATACCATAAATTAAGAATCTAACTGTTAAAGTGTTCTTATGGTTGGAAAATTAAGCACACGATTATTTACTGATAAAGTTAACATACAAAGAATTAGCGATGCCTCTTTAGATGAAAGAGGACTAGAAAGTACAAACTGGTCAACAATAACTACTAATGTAAAATGTCACATACAAAATTTAGGAAGTCAAGAAAACAGAGCTGGTAGAAATACAATATTAACAAACTTTATAATTCAAATACCTAGTGATGTTGATGTAAAAGCAAGCGATAGATTACAAGATACTGTTAACACAGACGTATATTATGAAATAGATGGAGTCAGGAAATCTACCACTCCAACAAATAGAACGCTAGGACTGGTAATAACAGCACACACATTTGAATAATGGCTTACAGATTAGGTAGCGCCACAAGACAGTTTTTTAAAACTGGTGGAATAACTCTCACAGATAAAAGTCCTAAATATGGGCCAGGTAAAATACCTTTATTTAAGAGTCTAAAAAACTTAAGCGCAAGAGAAAGAGTATATGCAGTTGGTTACAACTTAACTACATTAGGTTCTTTTGGTTTAGATTTTGGTCAAATTGTAAGCGTTCCTTATCTAATTGGTGAATATACTAACACTGCTCGTTCAGTTGTAAAAAACTTAAAACAACCAACAAATCTACTTGGAGGTCAAGTATTAAAAAGACAGAAATTATTAGGTGGTGCAAAATATGTTGGTAGAGCTAAAGGTACAGTTTCTAGAGCTTTAAGAACTGGTACTCCTGTAGATAGAGCTACAAATATTATATTAGGTAGAGAGTCAGCTGGTTTACTTAAAAATATTAGAGAGTTTGGTTCAGCTGGAGCTTTGATGGAAGTAATACAAACCGCTGACGCTAGAAAAATGGATGCTGAAATACTAAGACAAGCTCAACTACCAAGTAAAGATAATGTATTTCAAAAATGGCAAGTTTTAACATTTACAGAAGCTTTCAAAGGAGCGCCTGACCCATTTAGAGATAATCCAATGCGTAAAGCTGAAAAAATAAGAAGCAAGACAGTCAAAACTAAAGGTGATACTTTTGACATTACTTCACTTCAATTTAATCAAGATTTAAATGTAGGTATAAACGCTACTAGAGCTACTCAACTTATGTCAATAGCTGATGCTCAAAACTTTTCCGGAGCTGCAGGAAATCAAGGAGATATAGTAAATCAAATACTAGACGCAGAATCTCTTGACTACTTTAAAGGCAAGAATAAATATGCAAAACTTTCTACAGAGAGACGAATAAGAGCTATGGAACAAGCTGAATATAACTCTATTGGAAAAATTATGCGTAGCAATAGTACTCAGACAAGAGACTATGAAGACAGAGAACTTTTAAAAGAAGGCTTGATGCACACTAATACTACTAGAAATGAAAGAGGAGAACGAGTTCAAGATATTGTTTTTGACCCTGAAAGACAACGAATGAGTACTCATAAACAAAGAGATTTACAAAATGAATTAAATGCAGAATTTTTAAGGTCTTGGCACAATGATGTTGGTGCTGGTGGTCCTGTTGATGTTGATGTTTTATCATCATTTGAATTAGGACCTGACATTATAAAAGAAATGAAAAATGTAGCAGCTGCTTTTAACTTTCCATTTCCAAAAATTGAAAACATGTCTGCTGCTGGAATGACTGACTTGCTTACACAAATGGTGACTACAGTTAGCACATTTGAAGTAAAGCAAGGTTTTTTTGTTGGCGCAGGTATGCAAGCTACAGCTTTACAAAATTTAGTAGACTTACTTAGAAAAAATGGATATAACACTTTAGCAAAAGTTATAAAAGCAAAAGCTGGTTTTACAAAAAAAAGTAACCCTGGATTGGACATGCTTCCATTTAACTTTAATAAAGGATTTTTAAGAGGAAGAAATACAATAATAGATACTTTACAAGGAGCTGTTAATCAAGGTGTTTTGTATAGTTTAGTAACCGGAAAAAATCCTGGTGATGTTGATTTAGGATACAGGTTTCAGCCAACAGGAGAAATATTTGGCAATACAAAAATGCTTAGAGAGTATTTAGGAAGGAAAGGACCTAGTAAATACTCTTTAGGTAAAATACAATTTCTTGATTCTGATGAAGGACCTCCTGTAGTTAAAAGTTATATAGGTCAAACTGGAGACCATATGACTTTACCGAAAACAAAAAGATATTTTCATAAAATTAACTCAGCAAAAGGAGATATTACTGGTGGAGGTTCTGGTTTTTATTCCACTGTAAAAGAGCCTAACAGAGATAGGTATTTTTCATATGAAGACTTTTTATCTGGAAATGTAAAAGGTATGTCTGTTGAATTATCTTCTAATGGGAAATTTAAAGGATTACATTTAACTGGTCGAGTTCACAGAGAATTTAAAAAAACAGGTATGGTCTTTGGGAAAAGTGAGCAATGGTGGATAAATAAATTAAAAAGAATGCACTCAGAATTTGCTAATAATTTAAAGCTAATAGGTATGGGTAGTGTTTTGAATGAATTGAAAGGAGCCACAGCAAGTATAGATAAAGGAAGTCTTACTAGGAAAATTGAAAAAGCTATGTCAGCACAAGGTAAGAACTACAACATTATTGAAAAGATGACAGGTACAACATATGGTGGTTCAGTATTTCATGAAGACAAAACTAGCTTTCAAGGAAAATCTACTGCTTTGAAAAATAGTCATAACTATGTTCCAACTAGAGGACAAATTAGAAAGTCTATACATATGCATGATATGGATAGATTTGGTAGAAATGAAAATGACGGAACTCCATACTTGTTTAGATTTGCAGTTTCTGCTGGTGGAAGTAATAAAAACTCTAAAACAGCTGACGCTATTAGAGATATAGCTCAGATAGAATATGGCGGATTTGCTCATGATAAAAACATGCAAATGGAAAAAAGAACTGATGGTATGTTCTTCTTACCTTCTCACTTTATGGGAATAGCGGGTACTAAATCGGCTGCATATTTAGGAATATGGGACAAAGGAACAGAGTTTAAAAGCAATGTTGATGGTATGAACTTTTCCGCAAAAATATCTGGCTCAGGAGCTATAAGTCCTTTGGATTTAAAAGGTGACGGTCCTAATAGAAGCAGAACTAGATTTGATGTAAAACAAATCAAAGAAGATATGAGACAGGGTAAGAATCGTTTAGCAAAATTAGAAAAAGACTTAACACAAGTATTTAAAGATGGTGCTAGAAGCAACTCTAGTTTCAATAGTGCAGAAGCAAGAATCGCTTCACAGAAGTCTTTAGCACTATTTAGAAATACTGGACAGTTTGGAAATATTAGTGGTGGAGATATATTTACTGCTATGGATGATGTTACTAGAGGAAACTTAGGAATTACTGGTGATAAAGTAGCTTCAAACTTTACAATGAACTCAGCAAATTTAGGTTATTACAGTGCTGGTAGTAGAAAGTATATTGGTAAATTATCTGACCCATTAGGAGATAATAACTCTTTACATGGAATAACTCACTCTTATGGAACAGGTAATAATACTGTTGGAAAACTTTATACAACAAAATATAAAAATTTAGCAACAGGTATGGATACATATGGAGAAATGCCTGTAGTACCTTTATTAAACAATCAATTGCACAAACTTCAAAATATATTTACAGAATTAAGTTTTGACGTTGTAGACCAACCTAAATATGGTGGAGGAACCAAATCATTTAATAAAGCTAGAAATAAAGTAAATTGGGATGCATTCTCTGAGTTTACAGGATTAAGCCCAGGACAACTTAGACATATGATACAACAATCTAAAACAGCTGGTCAAGTTGATACTGGATTTGACTACAGATTAGATTGGGAATTAAATCCAAGTGAAGACCCTGTAATAAGAAAAATTATAGACAATGACATTGGAGGAGTTGTAGAAGTATTCGGTCTTAACAAAGTTAATGGACCAATGAACTTTGTAAATGGTAAAAAAATACCTGCTAACAATCCTGCTCATCCTACAAATATGTTTAAAAAAGCATTTTTAAGTGATGCAGGTGTAGCAAGGGAAATACAAGTTTACACATATCAAGCTTACAACAGAGAATTAGCTGGAATAATATCCTCATTAAAAGGAACACCAGCAGGTGAAATGTTGGATAGGCAAATTAGACAATATGCAAGAGAAAATGCTGAAGTGTTTATGAGAAGTCTAAATAAAGCAATGCAAAATCATTTAGGTGTTTCTGTAACAGGTAGTGAATTACCATTTAGAGCATTTTTAAGGCAAATAGCATTAACAGTTAAATACTGTAAATTGAATGCAACTAGAAATGCAACAGCCATAAAAAATAGAATGGGAGACACTAAATTATTAGCTTCAGAAATTACAGATACTTTCATTCAATCTGATGGAAAATTAGATTTAGAATTAATTAACTCTTCAAATGTTCAGCTTATACCGGATGAAGATGGTATCAAATTAGTAGCTAAAGATGGACAAAACCAAGTTGTTAGAGTTTTGCAAAGTGAAGGAGACTTTAGTGCTAAAGAAGCTGCCTTGATGGAATTCTATAGTGAAGAGTGGAGAAACAAAAGTAACTTTGCTGCAGACCCTAAGTATGGTATTCACGGAAATAAAGCTTTCAGAGATTTAGGAATGGACCCTGGTGATTTAACAGATAATAACATTTATTCTCAAGCACAAATACGTGCACAAATAGAAGAATTAGCTAGAAATGCTGATGGAACTTTTGATGAGCAGAAATCTTTAAGTATAAAAGAATTATTACAATCTGGAGATGCAAAGCAAATAGAAAGTGGACCTGAGATAAAAGGTAAATTTAAAAACGGAATTGAAGTTGGTGTTGACCAAGGTTTAGAAAAAGTTGTTGTAGATGCATTAAGAGACCCTTTTCCTTCTAGCCAATCAATAATGAGAGGTATGGGTCCAATAGTTGATAGAGGCAAAAACTTTACAAACTTACTTAGAAAAGCAAGATATGGAGTAAGTAGCCACAGAGAAATAGCACAAGATTATTTTAAAAATTTAAGAAAAACAGCAAGAACAGTAAGTCCACAAACTATTTACAACGACTTGGTTAACTTAGCAAGCGCAAGAATAGAGTCTACTGCTGTAATGGGTAGAACATCTGAGTTAGCTAAATTTGTTGAACAGTTTTGGTATGCTTCTGTACCAACAGGTGGACAATCTGGAGCTAAAAATGTAAGAATAACTAATTTTTTAGCAACTAATAAAGTATCTGATGCAAATGCATTTAAAGAATTACCACCTGAATACCATAAGTTAACTCAAGCTTTGAGTATGTTAGGTTTCAACTTTAAAAATTTTATTGAAACAAATCATGGTGCTATACCTAGTTTAAGTACAAACGACTTTAATGAAATAGCCAAACTACTAAAAATGCATGCTTCTTCACCTGCAAGGTCTGAAGAATATCTTTCTAGAGCTCTTGCTGGAAGGTTCTGGAATCAAGGACCAAACACAGTAGAATTTAGCCCATGGCCTCGTGGTTAAATAACAAAACAATACTTATTTATATATATAATTAGTACATGCCAACTACAGGACAACCCGTACCACCAGACGCTGAAATTATATTTAGAAAATTTCTAACCACTAAAACTGGTGTAACAGACTTAGTAAACAATAGAATAGCAACAAGATTACCAAGAGATGCTGAGTTACCATTCTTAGTCTTTATTAGAGCAGGTGGTATTTTAGTAAGACCTACTTCACAAGTACACATACAATCTGCAATATTTCCAATGATTGCTTATGCAGGACAATGGGGTGGAGATGATACTAAAGCAAACCCTGATTATGGTGGTGCAATGCAATTAGCAAACGCTGTTATACAAGAATGTTTTAATATGGAAAACGAATATGTTACAACAGATGACTCAAGTACTAGAGCTAAAATATACGGAATAGATATTCTTCAAATGCCAACAAGAATAGATGAAGTTTCTACTGGATTAGGTAGATATGACTTTTCAGTTGGTATGACTTACAGAGCAGTTTAATTTTTCTAAATACCACACATTTCTAAACATTCATATACCATTTAAGTATTATGTTTGCTAAAAAAACAATGAAGATAAAAGTCAGTCCTTTGTTTGCAAAGGCTGATGTTGTGCGTGATACCGTAACAGGTATTAGGTTCACTAGCAAAGAATGGGTAGAGGTTGATGTCAAAGATGGAGAAAGATTGTTAAAAAATAACATGAACATCTTTATCGTTGATGAGGATTCAGTGGAAGACAATGAAGCTGATTCCAACATTGGAGACGACACTGTAGATTCCTCAAATGAGGATATCTTCGAAGATATACTAGAAGAAGAATAGCAGGAGAAGTTAAATGGCAACTTATACTAATGGTACGATTAACGAAGTATTAATCGGTACTGGTGTACTTTATGTCGGAGATAGAGCTAACGTGGCTTTCCCAACTGATGACGGAGCAGGTGCTTTTCAAACACCAGCTGTAGCATCACCAAACTGGAGAGACATCGGATATTCCGAAGATGGTTGGACTCTTGAAATGGACAGAACTTTTGAAGACATTTTAGTCGCAGAAGAAGTAGACCCAATTAAGACAATTAAAACTGCTCAGGAAGCAAGATTAATGGGTGAGCTATCACAGGCATCACTTCAAAATCTTTCTATAGCTATGGGACAACTCGACAGTTATGTCGATGAAGACAGTACTTTATTTACAGCAGAATATGATGTAGTTAAAGCCCCAATCACTGACTCATTCAGCGAATTAGCTGGATTGTTATTGGTTGAGGGTCCAGCAGGTGCTGATAGGCAAATACATATGCCTAGAATGGTATCAGTTGGAGCTTTCTCAATGTCACACGCTAAAGCACCACAAAAAGTGGTTATAGCAACTGAGTTTAAGTTGTTAGTCCCTGATGACACATTAAATGTTGGAGCAACAGGTGGTAAAAAACACCTATTCATCATTGTTGATAACACAGGTGACTCAACAGAATTTGATGTCAACTAATAGTTGATATAAGTATTAATTTACATATAGGAGATATAGGTCGGTATGGACGACAAAAAATTTAAAGACTTTGACGCAGCAGTTTCAGAAGCTGACAACGTCAAAATAACATTCAAAATGGCAGGTAACGATTACGAATTACCTGGACAATTACCAGCTCGTGTAGTTCTTACTCAAATGAGATATATGGACGAATCTGGAGCTATGGATGCTAATCAATTACCTGTTTGGCTTGAGTCCTTAGTAGGTAAAGATAATCTAGAAGAAATGCTAGATGCAGGAGCAACATGGCCACAGTTGGATTCTTTGCTTCAATTTTTATTAGAAGCATATAATATATCTGATGAAGAAGAAGCAGAAGTTGACTCAGAAGGTGAAGCTGACCCAAAAGCATAGCCTTCAGCTTAAATGACATATTACAAAGCTGGAACAAAGTAGAGGCAGACTTTATACGTTGGTATAAAGTAGATAACCCATTACAACTAACATGGAGAAAATTTATGTTACTTTTGTCTGGGTTGCCATTTGACAAATCACTATTCTTAGCTCCATATTACGAAGCTTATTTAGAAGCTGAAGAGATGGACAATGCAGAAGGACAATCTGTTGATAGGTCCTATTCTACTTCAAATTATAAAACAGAACTTGACCGGAAAGCCAACAGAAGTAGTCGACCACGTAGTAGGATATCATTAGACGATTTTATTGCCCAGTCTGATGGGCTAGGGAATAAAACGACCCTTAAAAATATTTCTAAAGAAGAGTAATATATGGCAGCAATTGACGCATTTAAAGTCCGTGCGGTTATCGAAGCAGGATATGATAAAAATTCCCTAAGAAGGGCTAATCAAGAAATAGCACGTTCTTTTAATGGAATGACATCTAGAATGTCTAGA